TGGCGGTGGCATTCATGCTGCCGGTGGGAGGGATCATCATCGGCCTGCTGGTGATCGCGCTGTGCGAGGTGGCGAGCAGGCCGTTCGAGAGAGGAGACAGGTAATGCCAACGGGATACAACGAGAAGGTGCTGGACGGCACGATGGGGTTCCGCGATTACGCACTGCGGTGCGCGCACGCATTCGTGTGGGAGACGCGGGACATGAGCATCGACAGCGACCTGCCGGAGCCGTCGCACTACGACCACGACGAGAAGCGGCTGGCTGACATTCGGAAGGAGCTGGCCGAGAAGCGGGCGTGGACCAAGGAGCAGTGGGAGGCCGACGAGCTGCGCACACGGAACGAGGTGAATCGGCACCTGACAGAGGCGGCGGCGGAACGACTGAAGACGCGAGCGAACGTCGAGCGGGTGCTGGCACAGGTGTATGCGTACACGCCACCGACCGAAGAGCACGAGGCGCTGAAGAAATTCATGATCGAGCAGCTGGAGATGGCGTTCCAGTACGAGGCGCGGGGGTTCGACGCGAGGTGGGACACGCCGATCAGCAAGCGGGACATCGAGACGTACCGGCAGGAGCGGATCGAGCAGCTGGAGAGCATGGAGAAGCGCTACGCCATAGATGCGGAGGCGGCGAAGGAGCGGTACGAGGCGAACAAGAGGTGGCGCGAGGCGCTGATGGAGAGCCTGGAAGGAGCGGAGTAGTGGCGGCGAAGGCGAGCCAGGGGAACTACGGGGTGCCAAGGGGATACCGGCCGACCCCGCGGGTGCAGGGCGAGCGGCAAGAGTTCGAGCTGGCCGAGAGCGACTATCAGGACCTGGTGCAGGCGTGCGCCATGCAGGCGGACTTCGAGGTGTGGCAGAAGCTGGCCGAGCGCGACGGGTTCGCGGCGATCACGGTGCGCTGGCAGGGACCGGGAACCCGGTTCTTCACGGCGAAGGTGCCGTGAGAAGCGCGACGCGATAGGGTGAGAGAGCTTCACTCGGGGCCCGAGCCCCCCGGATTCCAGCCATGGGACGGGGGGCTCTTCCTTTTCAGCTGAGTACTTTGTCCCTGCGGTTATCGGGGTATATAATCGTTACAGCAGCTGATCCGAAGGGGTTGGCCCGAGAGATGGAGAATCAAAATGCCTGCACAGCTGGACATCAACGAAGGAATCGCGAGCTACGCGGAGTTTGCCCCCGAGGGACGCGTGAACGCGTGGCACCGACTGGGCGAGGCCGTGGTGGACGCGACGAGCGCCACCGAGGCCCTGAAGCACGCGCACCTGACCGGGTGGAACGTGCGGAAGACGCAGCTCACCACGGACGTGATGGTGGGGAACAAGCAGGTCCAGGTGGCCGTGCCGGACCAGTACGCGATCGTGCGTGACAACCCGGTGACGAAGGGCCAGGTGGACGTGTTCGGGGTGGTCGGGAGCCAGTACACGCCGATCCAGAATGAGGAGCACGCGGAGCTGCTGGACAGCCTGCTGGCCGAGAGCGGCAGCGCTCACTTCGAGACGGCCGGAGCCCTGAAGGGCGGCAGTGAGGTGTTCATCACGATGAAGCTGCCGGACGACATGCTGATCGGCGGCGAGGACCGCGTGGAGACGTACATCGCGGCCGTCAACACGCACCACGGCAACAAGAGCTTCCAGTTCCTGGTGACGCCGATCCGCATCGTGTGCGCGAACACGCTGGCGCTGGCCATCAACGGCGCGACAGCGAGCTTCAAGGCGCGGCACACCCGTAACGCGACGACCGGCATCACGGCGCAGGTCCAGGACGCGCTGGGACTGACGTACAAGTTCGTGGACGAGTTCGAGATGGAGGCGCAGCGCCTGATCGAGACGAGCTACACGAACCGTCAGTTCGACAAGCTGACCGAGAAGCTGTTCCCGGTGAAGGAGAACGCGAGTGACCTGGTGAAGAACCGGGTGAACGAGAAGCGCGCGACGGTGAGCGAGCTGTTCCGGCACAGCGCGACCATGACGAAGATCAAGGGCACGAAGTGGGCCGCGTTCAACGCGATCACGGAGTATGCCGACCACTACGCCACGTTCACGGGCAAGAGCAACGATGAGGCGGCGACGCGGCGCGCACAGCTCGCGGTCGAGTCGATCAGCAGCCTGGGGCAGCTGAAGGAGCGGACGCTCCAGCTCCTGAAGTAGAGCGGAGCGAACACGCGAGGGGGGCTGCCGGAGACGGTGGCCCCCTTGGCATAGAACCGAGAGAGAGCGAGACGGAGATGACCATGAAGACACGCGAGGAGCGCCGAGCGGCATACGAGGCGCAGGTGGCGAGGCGGAAGGCCAATCGCCAGTGGGCGAAGGAGCACGACGACGGAACGACGCTGATGGGGGCGCTGTTCGGCCCGAGCGGGACGAGCGGAGCACGGTTCGAGGGATTCAGCGTGGACCGGGAGAGCGGCGTGCTGCGAGGCCCTGGTGGCCGAGTGGGGCCGATCACGGCGGAAACCACGGCGCGCGTGGAGACGAGCGGCGAGATAGACCGGCGGCTAAGCCTGACGAGGACGGCAGTGGGCGGCATCCTGTTCGGCCCGGCCGGAGCCATCGTGGGAGGGCTGGCGAAGAAGAAGCGCGACAGCCGGGCGATCTACGTGACGGTGAGCGGCGACGGCTACGAGTGGGTGATCGAGGCGAAGGCCAAGAAGGAGCGCGAGGCGCGCGAGTGGGCCGCGAAGGTGAACAGCGCAGCCCGATGAGCGGGCGGAACAACATCTACCGGGATGGGAAGGTGCATGTGCTGAGCAGAGAGTGCGAGACGTGCATCTTCCGGCCAAAGAGCCGACCGGTGGACGGGCGACGAGTGGCCGGCATGGTGCGAGAGACGAAGGACGAGCCCGGCGCGACGGTGGTGTGCCACAGCACGCTGTATGGCGAAGGGCCCGAGGAGAACGCCGTGTGCAGAGGGTGGTACGACCGACTGGCGGACCGGGACCCGATCCTGCGGCTGGCAAAGGCCGTGGGCGCGATAGGGGAGCAGGAGCCGCCCGAGCACTGATTCTGCGGGGGTGCGACGACGGCGTGGTGAAGTTGTTACCCCATGGCGACCGTGCGACGATCAATGACGATCGACGGACGGGAGCACACGGTGGCAGACGACGAAGAGGCTGTGCAGAAGGCAGCGATCGACACGCTGGAGTACGGATCGACAGGCCTGAAGCACACCGGCGGGTTCGTGGACGAGGAGTTCCTGCCGCAGCTGACGGGGACGAAGGCCAACAAGGTCTTCCGCGAGATGAGCGACAACGAGCCCATCATCGGAGGCATTCTGCTGGCGTTCGAGCAGGTGGCGGGCAACCTGGAGTGGCACATTGAACCCCCGGATAACGCCGACGCCGACGACACCGCGGCGACTGACTTCATCCGCAGCGCGTGGGTGGACATGGAAGACGAGTGGGACACGCTGCTCAGCAACATCATGTCGATGACGACGTTCGGCTGGAGCCTGTTCGAGGTCAACTACAAGCTGCGGCAAGGGCGCAATGGAGCGTTCGGGGAGAGCCGGTTTGACGACAACCGGATCGGGTGGAGGAGCTGGGCGATCCGCGGGCAGGAGACGCTGTCGCGGTGGGAGTTCGGGCCGAACGGCACGGTCGAGGCGATGGTGCAGCAGGACCCGACGACCGGAGCCGTGAACAGCATCCCGATGTACAAGAGCCTGCTGTTCCGAACGAGCGAGTTCAAGAACAACCCGCAGGGCCGGAGCATGCTGCGGAACGCGTACGTGCCGTACTTCTACCTGAAGCGCATCCGCGAGCAGGAGGCCATCGGGTTCGAGAGGGACCTGGCCGGGCTGCCGAAGGCGACGGTGCCAGCAGAGTTCATGATGAAGAACGCGTCCGACGCCCAGAAGAGCTTCGTGACGGGGCTGGCGAAGGTCGTGCAGGAGGTGCGGCGGAACAAGCGCGAGGGCATCGTGTTCCCGGCGCAGTACGACCAGAACGGCAACAAGATCATGGACTTCGAGCTGCTGAGCAGCGGAGGCCAGAGACAGCTGGACCCGGACAAGGCGATCCAGCGGTACAAGCAAGAGATAGCGATGAGCCTGCTGGCCGACTTCCTGACGCTGGGGCACGAGGGAGTGGGCAGCTTCGCGCTGGGCACGGCGAAGATGGACCTGTGGACGCTGGTGGTGAGCTCGCTGGCGAAGAGCGTGGCGAACGTCGTGAACAAGCACGCGATCGAGAAGCTGCTGCGGATCAACGGAATCCCGTACACGAACGCGCCGAAGCTGGCGTTCGGAACGGTGAGCAACGTGGACCTGAGCCAGCTGGCGCAGTACATCAACTCGCTGGTGGTGGGCGGTCTGATTACGCCGGACCCGACGCTGGAGGCATGGCTCCGCGAGGCGATGGGCGCACCGGCAGCCGAGGAGCAGTGAGATGCTGGTCGTCCACAAGACGACAGCGCCGACGCAGCACGGCCGAGCGAGCACACCCGAAGAGGACGAGGCCGCGACGTGGATCAGCGAGGCGCTGATGAAGGCAGCCGCGGCCACACCGGTGACGCTGGCGGACGCGGCGGCGAAGAACGCGGCCGAGGTGATCACGGAGCGATTCACGACGAACCTGCGGGCGCAGGAGGGGTGGCAGAAGTTCACGGCGCTGATGCAGGCGAAGGCCGAGCTGGGCGCGATGAGGACGGCGACCGTGCGGAAGGCGACGGCCGTCGATCCGGGGAACTTCACGCTGGTGAACCCGGCAGTGACGAGCTGGGCCGACGAGCACGCGGCCGAGCTGGTGAGCAACATCGGGGACACGACGAAGAGCAGCATCAACGCGCTGGTGAACGGGGCGGTGGGCGGCAAGATGACGGTGACGCAGCTGACGACGGGAATCGCCAGCGCGCTGCCGCTGACGGGCCAGCAGACGGCGGCGATGAACAACGCGGTGGCGGCGTACTACGAGAAGCACAGCGGCATGCCGGGAGCGGCGGAGAAGGCCGGGAAGCTGAGCATCAGCCTGGGGAACAGCTACACGAAGACCCGAGCGAAGATGATCGCGCGGACGGAGCTGAGCAACGCGCAGAACGCGGGGCACTACATCAGCATGAGCCAGCAGATCGAGAACGGGACGCTGGAGCCGGGGACCGTGAAGGAGTGGAGCACAGCCGAGGACGAGAAGACGTGCCCGATCTGTAGGCCATATGACGGGCAGATCGTGGCATGGGACAAGCCGTTCGGCAACGGGCTGCTGACGCCACCGGCGCACCCGAATTGCCGATGCACGTTCAACGACCTGCCGCCGGATGTGCTGGATGATCCGACGTTCGAGCGGCTGCCGAGCGAAGAGGAGCTGTACGGGAACACGGTGATACCGCAGAAGCCGAGCCCCGGATGGAAGGGGCCGGACCTGCTGGCGGAGAAGAAGCCGCTGGCTGACTTCGGGAACGACTTCGG